GCTCCACTCATCAGAGTTTCACTTATCTCACCATGAGGAGTAGTAATTGTGGGTTCCACATGGTTATTCTTCTTACCAAATGGTAATTTAGTTGGTGGAGAATGTGGATTCTCCATCTCTCTGACCATTTCAACCACCTGATCTCTAATCTCCAACAATTCATCCTTACATTCTTGATTGAAAGCACATGATCTTAATTGGTGATCAGGTTTATATAATGACTCTAACATTAGAGTTCTGGCACGATCCCATCTTTCAATTTCATTCATTTGGATTTCCTACTTTCTTTTAGTATGTATGACTTAGCAAAGTCAAAATTTCTACATGTGTGTACCCACTCACCATTGTTAATTATGGCAAGTTTCTTACTATCAGCAAGTGGAATTGCTGCCCACATTCCATCTTTGGTTACATAACCTTCTTTATTATCAATAGCATCCTTATAGAATGTTTGATAGTTAGTTCCTCTTGTTTTTCTTTCTGTTTTGCTCATTAATTAACTGTCTCTCCAATTCAATTTTAATTGTTTGTAATGGTAAGAATAAGGATGATTGTCGTTCAATATAATCCTCTAAATGTGCCACATGTTCGAGAGCAAATGTTAATTTTACCTCATCATTCATTCGCATATATCATCTAACTTATATAAAGTCTTGAGTTCTAAACCTGCTAACTTCATTGCTGTATCTGCTTCACCATTCTCTTGTCTATCAACAATGGAGACTACTCTATTCACTACATATCCAGCATCCCTCAACCTCTTCACTGCTTGTATAGCAGATCCACCAGTTGTTATAACATCCTCTAATACTGTTATCTGTGCCCCTTCTTCAGGTAGATCACCTTCAATATATGATTTTGTACCATGACCTTTTGCCTCTTTCCTAACGATGAGAGCATCCAGTTTAATCTTATCAAGACCACATATTACAGCAACTCCACTGACTAGGGGATCTGCCCCAAGTGTCAGTCCTGCCACTGCCACACTCTCTTGTTCTACATGTTCCAATAACATTATACTAGCAAGAGTTAATCCTCTTCCAGTTAATGTGACTGGTTTACAGTTTACATAATGTTCACTCTTACGACCTGATGAAAGAGTATATTCACCCTTGCGGTATGCTTTCTCTTTCAGTAATGATAGAAGTTCTTCTTTATAGTTTGGCATTGACACTCACAATTCTAGCGTTTGGGTTTCTGGCAAGGGCGACTTGTCTTGCCTCTTCATAGTTACGGCATTGTACTTCTTCATTGAAGACAGTACCAGCAACATAGAGTTTGACGTTACACTTCATGGTGTTTTTTGTAGACACTCATATTATATAATATCCAGTATATTTACGCAACCCTCTTGTGCCACTTCACTAACTGGTTTATATTCATCAACTCTTTTCTGAATTAGTTTACCATAGTCCTCATGTAGTTCACATCCTATGTAATTTCTACCTAATGACTTGGCAACCGCAGCAGTAGTGCCTGATCCCATAAAAGGATCTAATATAATATCACCCTTCTCACTACCTGCTAGGATACATGGTTCAATCAATTCAGGTGGATATACTGCGAAGTGTGCCCCCTTGTATGGTTTCTTATTCACAGTCCATACTGATCTCTTATTCTTCTTCTCATAACTCTTTGTTAAACCTGAATGTGGTTGAAGTCCAGTACCAGGATTGTGATACTTACCATTAGTTCTATCTCTGGTTCCCCAATCTTTTGCTGGTTCCTTAATTGCCTCATTGTTATAATAATAGTTTCTCTGTTTAGTCATTAAGAAAATGTATTCATGTGCTTTAGTACATCTATCTCTCACACTCTCTGGCATTGGGTTAGGTTTATTCCATATAATATCCTGCCTCAAATGCCATCCATCTTTCCTTAAGGCAAATGCTAACATCCATGGGATACCCATGAGTTCCTTATCTTTAAATCCCTCTAACTTATTAGCACGTTTAGGTGTCTTCATAGGTAAGTCTTGTCTATTCTTTGCGAATGACTGTTTAGCATACTCACCAGTACCAGACTTATAGTTGTAGTAACTATCTCCTATGTTTAACCACAGTGTACCATCATCAGCAAGACAATCTCTCACTAATGACATGACCTCCACCATCTGTTCAATATATTCTTCTGGAGACTGTTCTAATCCTATTTGGTTTTCTTCTCCACCATAGTCTCTTAAACCGTAGTATGGTGGAGATGTAACACACATTCTTGGTCTATCTGATATACCAATAGATATTTGTGCTTTAAGTGTTCCTAATGTCTTACGACAGTCTCCATATAAAATTGTATCTCTCATTTTATTTTAGTAAGGTTTAGGTTTCCTGAAATATTAAAATTGAAAGATATTATTGTCTTTCTATTTTCATTGTTGGGCATCGCTTTATGAATCCAATGTGCTGGAAATATTACTATATCACCCTCCACAGTATCAAGAGTTTGTTGCTTTAAACTATAGGGTGGACATACAACTGTTCTACCACAATCTTTAGGATATTCTAGGTAATAAACTCCTGTAAAATGACCACTATGTATATGCCATCCATGAGTATCACCTTGAAGATATTGTTGATACCATACAGATTGTATATCAATCCCACTGTAACCTAGAGTAGAAATTGTTTCTTTTATATCTTCACAAAAGTCGGATAGAAATATTTTAACCCAAGGTCTTTCAGTATTAGTAGAATTATACCAATCTAATTTTGAAATTCTATCACTATAATATGTGTCAACAACACTTAACTCATCATCTTTATTTTTATCAATTTCAGATAATATACTATCTCTAATATTATGATGATTAATTAACTTGGTTTTACATACACAATCAGTAATGGGAATTTTATCTATCATCTTTTCTCATAATAACTATTTCTTGGATCATCATAGTCTATCCAAGGAGACTCCCACCATTGATGGGAGTTCTTCTTTCTTCTTGGTTTATAACCCATCATTTCAAAGAAACGATTATGTCGTTTCCTATGATCTCTTTCATTAATCATCTTGTTACTGTAGAAATTGCTGGTTCACCTTTATTAAAGATAGTATCAACAACTGCCTCTACTTTACGTGCGGTTGATATACCAACTTTAGAATATACTGGTACACATACTAACCCATATTCCTTATTAACGCAACCCTTACGGATCACTCTGCCTATAGTTTGACTGATACCGATATAATCCATAGATCTTAAGAACAAGACTGCCTCAAGACCATTTACATTGATACCTTCAGATAGTATGCTATGATGTAATACAACAAACTTTGTATAATCATCCTTACCCCATTTATTTAATACCTCAAAGAACTTATCTCTACCTACCTTCTTACCATTGATAATAGCACCAGTCTTTGCTGTAATATACATCCAGTTATAACCACGTTCCCTTAAGTCAACACAGAAGTCAGTCTGTGATGTTAAGTTTACAATCTGTTTTGTTGACTTGGCACATATCAATACCTTACTCTTCTGTAAGTTATCAATAGATTCAATCATCTGCTCACGATCAACATCAGCAACCAACTCATGCTTATTAAGTAAACGTGACTCATATACTTCTACTTTTGGTGGTAGAATATATCCAGCATCAACTAACTTGGGTGCTGGTACTTGACATATTACATTACCGAATATATCACTATCATTCATACCTATCTTGAACGGTGTTAAACTATGTTTAGGTGTGGCAGTAAAGAAGTATGTACGATTAGCATACATTGAGAAATGCTCAACAGCACCTATGAAGTTCCTTTGAACACTGTTATGTGCCTCATCAAAGTAAACTACATCAACCACAATATCACTCTCAACTATTCTATGTAATGAATGATATGTTGTAAAGATGATTTGATGAGCATTTGCTTCACAACACATATTGTTATGAAGTCTAATCATATCCACTTTTGTTGTAGAATTATAGTCTGTCTCTCCACTATGTACGTGTAATACTTGAACACCACTAATCTCTTCCATAAATTCAGAACATAATTGCTCTGCTAATAGGATACGTGGAGCAACTACTACAATGGTTGCTATCTCATGTGTACTGAATACTTTCTTGGCATCCTCTATCATACACATTGTCTTCCCACCACCAGTGGGCACAATCACTTGACCTTTTGGATTACTTGCCATGGCATCCAGAGCATCAAGTTGGTGTGGACGTAATGGCATCAATGCTTTGTAACTGAATATATTATAGCATAAAAAAACACCCTATCATGGGTGCTGTGACAGTTGTTCTACCGTCCCTTTAAATTATTATAGAACCTCGACTACAATCCATACAAAGGTATGTATGTGTTTTTATAATTCTACTTCAGTATTAAGATCAATGTCCACATATAAAAACTCCATTGATTCATTGGCATCATTAGCACCTTGATGTAATTCTTCAACATTAAAAATTTCTATCTTACCTTCAGTCCAATACACTTTCTTATTTCTATCTATCCATTCTATATAACATTCCTCATTTTTATTATTATTAGGAATTTTAATTGGTAATTGTATCCTTTTAAATTCTTTCCCATAAGGATTATAATCTCTATGAGGTTTTGCCTTTAATTTAGGTGGATACTGTATATAAGTTAAACCAAAAATTTCAGATTTTACTGCTATATCAAATACAGATTCACTAATAGATTTATGCGGATAGAATATTCTTTTTTTACCATACTTCAAATAACATATAATAATTTCATCATCCCAAATATTTTTATTTAATACTTTCTTATTAAGTGGGAAATTAGTATTAGATGCCCATTCATATAATCTTTGTAAGTCTAATTTAGTTATCATAATTTAGTAAATACACCAACAAAGGCATCATTAATATCAACATCATATTTCTTATTTGTTAATTTTACATAATTCATTTTCTCCAAAGTTATTCCATTTATAATAGGTCTACCATCAAAACAAATTAACCAACTATTATCATCACCTTGAAATGAATTTATTATTTTTCTTGCTGACCAAGGTTTATACTTACCAATACAATTAAATCCATACATTTCAAAATTCTCAAATGATTTATAGATTCTATCCGAACCAATTAATGTACGAAGATCAGTTATTTCTCTATTTTTTAATTCTATAAAATTAGATTCAAATGGTCTAGCAACTTTACCACTACCTTTAACTATAATTTGAAATTGAGTAACATTATCTTTAGCCGATTCTGATAAAATATCATCTTTTTCACCAAAAGCACCACATATAGAAAATTCTTCACATTTTTTGAAGTATCTTTTCATAATTCAATCCTTTTCATTTTAATTAATTCTTTATCACTATCTTTATTACATACCATACACCTACCTATTAAATCTCGTACCTCAAATTGACCATCAATATTAATATCTTCTACATCATTTACAATAGGATCTTTCAACTCCGATGCATCAACTTTAGGATTACCATAATATCTCATTAAACTTTTAACAAAAGTTTCATAACTATAATAATCTAATCTCGTAGTGTCTATAGCAATTGCTCTGTAATTATCAATATGTTGTGGAGAATGTAATCTAGCAAATCTGATAACCATTTGATTTGTCTCTGGTAGATATTCTTCAATCTTAAAAATACATTTCATTATTCTTGATTTTGCTGTATCCCCCAAGTAGTTATAATATACTTATCATTTCCCATAGGTGGATTACCTCTATGAGTATGTGTATATCCTGCTGGAAATATAATCAATCTTCCTGCTTTAGCATGAATCCTTTTACTAACATATAAAAATTCAGTCTCACCACCATCAAAATCATCATTCAAATATAGTTGAACTACAATAGATCTCGTACATGAAATAACAGTACCATTCTCATGATGCCATCTATGAAATCCACCTCCTTCTGGGATCTTTTTTACTTTAATATCATAAAATAAATATTGCTCTTG